ACGCGGTACTTGCCCGCGTGGATGTTTGCGTCCGCCGCCTTGACGGCAGCCAGATTGCGGGCCACATACAGGGCCTCGGCAACGGCTTCCAGTTCCGGCGGAACCAGCAGCTTTGTTGCACGTCCGCCCAGCGTCATGCGGCTGGATTCTTCAGCACCAGTCACCAGTGGAGACTTCCTCTGACGGAACGCCTTCACGCCAGCACTCAGGCCAACGCCATCGGTTCCGAGGTTGGTTGTGCCGCCTTCGATGTAATTGGTGCGGGCACTCGTCCAAAACGTTGTGTGGTTAGCGAGGAACGTCATCCACACCAGACGATTCAGGCGACGGGCTGCGCCACGTCCGAGACGCACACGCAGATCATCAAACGCCCCGAGGTCATCGTTGATAATGTCCCGACGTGTCAGCGAAAACATCTTCGCGTAGGTGTCAGCAGAGCGATTGTAACTCTCTTCGCTGATCTTGCCGTGCTTCATCACGCCGCCCGGCCCCAGTTCCTCATACTCCATTTCGTCGTTGAGACGATATGACGTGTGAGTCTTGAAGTCCGAAACGCTCTTCACGTCTGAGATTTCTTCCCAGTTGTTGTCCTCTTCTTCGAACCCTGCCAACAGTTCCTTGTTGGCCAGATTGCTGAAGATGCCCGGCAGGCTGACCGTGCTGAATGCGGCCTGCAGATTCTGACCGCTCGCGTACTGCAACGCCTCACGCAGGTTGCCGTCATGCAATCGGCTGCCAACATGAATCGGCATTCCGTTTGCGGCAGCGGCCTGGATGATCACCTGCTGAAGACCAACACGCCCACGGTACTGACTGTGTGCGGCCTGCAGTTCGGCGTCGGTGAAGTGCTTGTCAGCCTTGTGCCCGCGTGCGACTGACAGCGCGGCCTGCAGGATGCGGGTCTGGTCCCCGCTCCCCTGTGCTGCACTGAATGAAGTCGGTCGCGTGCGGTTCTGTGCAGTCTGCCGCTTCAGGGCTTCCAGTTCGGTCTTCTCAACACTCCAGCCCTGCTCAATCGCAGTGGCTGCGATGTCGTGAAACCCACCAGCAGCGGCGTTGATTGCAGACGCTCGGCGATGCTCAGCAGCCAGACCCTGGCGGAATCCGGCCATCAGATCCACCTGTGCTGCAGCGGCTGCAGTGGTTGGCAGTGATGGAGCAGCCGGCGTGGCAGCCATTGGCTGCTGATCTGGCTTCTTCTCATTCATTGATGCAGACACCTGCATCTTCGCGGCGTAGGCGTCCTGCAACGCGGCCTGCTGCTCTGGATTCATGGTGCTGGAATCCAGCCCAAGACTTTTCACCCAATCTTCAAACGACATAACCAGCCCTTTCGATGCTGCGGCTGCGGATGCAGCCAAATTGACTGACGTACTCGAATCCGCACCGAGCGGCAGTATCGAGGTTTCCTTCAACACACTTTTCACTGCCAGCACAAACGGCCCGGAAATCTCTTGACCATTCACGTTGACAACCTGACCCTCGGGGACTTCTACTGACTCCAGCACACGCGCCCCGATTGACGCCTGCCAAGTTTGCCCGGCTGCATCCTGTGCCAGCACAGTCTGCACCAATGGCGACACACCCGTGACCAGTCCGGCCAGTGTCAGTGTCTCGCCTGTGTTCGCGATTGTTTCCGTGATGCCCAGTGTGGCCTCAACCTCTTTGCGATGATCAATCAGAATCGGGATCTGGTTCGGTGTCTGCAGCCCCTGCAAGTCCACGACAACCGGATACTCAAACCCATCGACCGGCAGCAGACCGCCGTTGTACGCCTCAATCTTAAACCGTCGCGGTTTTGCGCCGTCCGTTGCCTGCAACTGTAAACGCTGCGTAATGTTGATGTTCTTCATTTTGCGGCCCCACTATATGCCAGATCCCTAACGGCTTCTGCAGGCATGTCAGATTCCACGCCGTCCGGATCGGTCACCGTGTATGACGTGACAAACTTTCCCTGCTTCAGTGTGGTTTTGGCTTTCCCGAGTTTGTAGCCCATTTGGTCGAGGGCTTGTCCTGTTTGCTGTATCGTCGCCTTGGTCTTGTTCTTCGGCAACGCAACATTGTGGGTGGGTGCCGTTGCTGTGCCTCCACCTTTGCTGCTACCTGAATTGCCGCCGCCCGACGCTCCGCCACCCTTGCCGCATTCATTGCCCGGCTCAAACCCACCCGCACCCGTTCCGCAGTTTGCTGTCACTGACACACCGCCTTCTGCGTCAACCTCGCGAGCGTTCTGCAACTGCTCGAACTTTGACCGCGCCCACGTCTGCCCAGCATCTCCGCCCCACAGTGCCCACGCAATCCGGCCGTTTGACGGAAACCCATCTTCACCCGGCGAAAATCCATCGGCCTTTTTGTTGCCTTCGTGACGGCTGAAGAATGACACCATTCGGCTGACGGTCTCAGGCGACAGGCTCTTCCCGTTTGCAATGTCTCGTGCTCGCGCAATACCTACCGGGGTGCCTCCGCGCCCGTGTTCCTTGCGCCAATCCAGCCCGCGCTGCGCTTCCTGTTTCATGCCCTCTGACGGTGTCAGATCCACGTCAGACAGCGCAGCCATGATGTCAGCGTCTGCAGCGTCAACCTGCTGCAATTCGTCATCCGTCACACCGCTCGCCAGTGCATCATCGAGCAACGCCCGAGACCGCTCGGGACTCAGGCCGATGGACTGCAAAGTCTGGTCTGCCATCACCTCAGAAATCTCGCCCGATGTCAGGCTGTCCAAGGTCTTGCGGATGCGTTTCTGGTTGTTGGTGAACGCTCGCTGTCCGATTGTTGTGTATTCACCGGCAGCCGCAGCGGGGGCCTGCTGCGTGGCTGCCGGTGCCTGCTGCGCCACGTTCTGAAACGGGGCCAGCATCTGATCCACATTCGACTCTGCAACCAGCGGGAAAGCTGATCGAATCAGGGCCTTCGCCGATGCGGCTGGAATCACTCCGGCTGCCACCTGCCCAATGATTGCCACGATACTACTGACCTGTGCCCCGTTCATCGCCGTGTCAGCCACTGCCGTACTCGCTGTGGTCACAGTCGTGTCGGTCGGCATACCAGGTGCCTGCGGCGTGCCAGTTACGGGGAATGTTTGGGCAAACACGGCCTTCCGGTACGCGTCAACACTCACGCCAAAGTCGGCAGCCCCACGCACAGACTCCAGATCCCAGTCTTTGCCCCTGCGTGCGTGCTCTTCGGTTGGCGTTGCCAGACCGGTCCGCAATCGAATCTCAGCGGCCTGTGCACTCTCGACCTGATCCAGTTCCGGCAGCGGTGGCCAGTGCCATCGGTGTTCGATGTCTGCGATTGCTGGCAGCCCATTCAGCAGCCCCGGCACGAAAACGGCAGACTCCAGAAACCACTGCCACAACCGCTCCACGATGTCCATCTGGATCCGGTTTTGCTCGACCTGCACTTCAGGTTCCCAGACGTTTTTCATGTCCCCTTTGAAGGAGCTGAAATTCGCGTCTTTGCCGGTGCCTGCTGCCAAGGTGTAGGGCATATTCGTACAACGGCAGAACGACATCAGGGCCTGCCGCTGAAACATTTCATACAGCGGCCCGGGCTGCTTCGGCTCGACCTGTCCGATTTCCCAGCCTGCCGGCAGCGTCGTCAGCATGTTCCGCGTTAGCTCGATTTCTGCGAAGTCGCTCGGGCTGTCTGCAGGATCAATTGCCGGGCTGTTGCTCTTCAGATACATGGCAAAATTCGCTGCGGTCTCAGCAGAGTACAGCGTTGCCAGCTCCTGCCGTCGCATGATCGGCAGCGTCTGCAGTGCCGGTGTGGCTCGCGGGATGCCTCTGGTTTGCCCGGGTCGCTCCGCCCGATACAGGTGGCAGACTTCACGCGCTGCGTACCATTGCCCCTGCAATGTGCTCACAGGCGTGTTCAGTCCGGGGTGATGGTCGTAGACGTAGAACTCCAGCTCATTCGTCGCGCGATCAAACCTGATGCCGTCGTCCACAAACGGGTCAACCAGTTGCGACTGCTGCCACGGTGTGGCAATCTGATCAGACTCCAGAACCAGCAGATCCAGCCCCAGCGGAAACCGGATCGAACTGCCCCGCATGATGAAGACTTCGCCGTCTCGCCAGTACGCTTCAACGCACGTGCGCAGAATGTCGGCCAGCTTCACTCGGTGTGACCACTGACGCCAAGCGGACTCTAAGCGGCGGTTTGCGTCGGTGTCTGCCGTCAGCACCTGTAATCGCGGGCCTGCTGCGCCGACGATATGGTTGGAGGCTGTTCGCAGGATACCGGCATACCATGAATTGTTGTCCGCCTCGTATCGGCTGCGAATCCGAACCACTCGCCGGACTGCCGGACTGATTGCAGCTCGTGCTGCCAATCCATCAGCATTCGTCCAGTGCCTGCGGTTGTCCGGCGTTGTTTGCGCCAAATCAAACTTCGCACGCACCATCTGCTGCGGTGCCGCTGCACGTTGCCTGTGTCGTCCACGTCGGGCCATCTCAGTGACCTCCGGGCGGGACGATTTTCAGAATGGCACCACGCAACCACGCCTTCGGAGATGCGGCAGCAGACTTAGCCGCCTGATGCTTTTCGTATTCCATCAGTTCCGTGAGGCTGCGATTGCTCACGCTGACGCCATCATTGCTGATGGCTGCAGGCTTGCTCACGTCGGCTGCGAGTTGTTCGGCTGGTGTGGTCATGCCCGTATAATGGCACACCACACCACGTACAGAAACGACATGCTGGCATTAGTGCCAACTACTGCATCGGCTCGTTAAACTTTCCGTGACGTTCACGGACCGCAACGATACGTTCCGAAGTCGTATTGATTCGACCGCAGGCAGGACAATGACGCTCCCGCAGAATGAAACCCGGCGTTGTCCGTGTGTGCTGCACTCGCGTCAGCACTTCTCCGCAATGCTGACACGGCAATCCTCCGGGCAGTTGGAAAGCACGATCAGCCACGGACGCCCCCGGGTAGTGCAAATGTCCGCCGCTGCTTGCTCCCTGTCCGCTCATTCGCCACCCCCACGCCGCAAATACTCGCGGCCACATTGCACCCGACAAAACAGTCCCACCAGTCGTTATCCCGCCCGACCAGCAGTTCCCACGCCACTCCGGTTGCACCATCATAACTGACAGCCTTCGGCGATTCACTCGTGAAGTGCTCTGCCAACAATCGGTTCGCCCGCTCGTCATTGCCCGGCAACAGGACGGCAGACGGTGCCCCGATTGTGGTTATCAGTCTTCGTGCCGCATGGCTCTTCCAGATGTTTGTATCGTACTGCACGTGATGAATGCCTTCGCTGCGTTTCTCCAGCCAGTACGCCCCTGTCTGACGGTCTCTGTGCTGATCCCCCCACAGATGCACAGGCTTGCGTCCCGGTCTCGGTGCAAAGCCTTTTGATGGCCTGATACGGCTTCTGTTTGCCGATGCTGAAACCTGTGATTCAATGCGGGGTTTCTGGCCACCGTCTGACCAGTCTTTCAAGATCAGATCCAGCTCGGGGAATCGCTCGACCAACTCCCGCTCCAATTCGTTGTGTGCGTGTGCAAATGCCTCTTCCCACGACGCCCCCGGCTTCTCCTGCGATATTCTGCGGACGAGATCGGACTTGTAAAAGATCGGCCTGCCCTGATCCGGCCACGTTCCGTAGTCCACAATCACGCCGCTGAAGTCGCGTTCCCACGCACAGACCATCCACCAGAGTACTTGGTCCGAACTGTCGATGAATGCAGTCACATGGCTGGCGTTACCCGGAATTCTGCCCCGCTCATTCTGTGATAGCCTGCTGAGGATTGCCGTTGTGTCCAGCCGCATCCCGCTGCTGTTGACTGGTGCCGTGCCTTCCTGCTGAATCTCCCGGCGAAAAAACTCCGGATCGAGTGCCCTCACCGTCATCATCGACTGCAGCGCGGTCAACTCGTCCGGCAGTTTGTCCAGTTCCCACGCCACCTGCCCGCCAGCGTCCATGTCGGCTTTGTTCTGACGATAGAATTCCTGTGCCTGCTGTTTGCCCTCTTCAGGTGTCTGGCCTTGTCCCAGCTTCGCCGCGTACAAATCCCAAAGGTCTGACCGCTCGGGGAATTTGAGGACGCTCTTGTACCGCTGCCCGTACCAGTCCGGATGTCTTTTCCGGTCGAGGAATCTTTCGGTTAAATCCTGATGCTGCCGGACCGTGCACACCATGATTGCGGCGATCTTTTGCCCCAATCCCGCCAGCCCGAGAAACGTCTTTGTAATTTGCTCTTCACGCTCTTCGGTCATCAGCGGTGATTGTGCAGACTGTGGTGTCTGCACGTCGTCAAAGATCAGCAGATCCGGACGCACGGAAACGCCGTGCCGATCGACGAATGACAGCCCCGAAACGTCGGTTGCCATCAGGCTGTAAGGGGCCACATGCACCTGACACGATGGTGCGTCGTGGATGTCGGGGAATACGATTCGCCCTCGCTCATCTTTCGGGTGCACAGTCAGCAGTCGCCCGCCCAGGCGGAACTGTTTCTTCGGTTGCTTCCACTTCAACAACAGCGGCGTCAACTCGGGGAAGTCGTCCTGCAGATGCGGACTGCTCGCCATCAGCGCGAAGAAATTCTCCCGGTGTTCGTTTGCCTTGTCATCGGTCGCACCCGTCAGGACGATCAGCCGCCGGTGCCCGTAGACTGCCGCCCAGATTGCTGCAGCCCTTGCACAGGTAGACTTCAGCCCGCCACGCCGGACCGCGTGACAGTCGCGTCCTGAATGCAGTGTGACGTGTTGGAACCGCTCCAACATTGCGACCTGATACGGCGCCAGTGGCAGGTAAAACGTCGGCGCAAAATACTCACGGCAGAAGGCCACCAGATCCGTTCTGCAGCGTTCGCGGCGTGCCCGGTCTGCAATGCCCGGCAGCGGTCCGATTTCCTGCGATGCGGCTGTCCGTGCGTTGATTGCCTCGGCAGTCTTGCGGCTTCGCTCGCTCGCATAATCGCCCGCCGTCAGTTGCGGTTGCAGCTGTGCGATAACCGCGTCCAGATCCTCAGTCGGCAAAGTCTCAAGAAACTCTGCCAGCTCGGATTCGCTCAGCGATTGCAAGTGTGCGAGTTCGTCGATCGTCAGTGCCACCATTTACCGCAACCCCCACGTTTACGGTCATGCCCTGTTTTGGCCTCGCGGCCTGTTCGTCCCTCTGGTTCTGCGCCACCATTGCCGTCAGCACTCGGGAGGCTGCAACGGCGTTTGCATCGGCCTTGCCCTGATTCGGGCCAATGCCGCCGTCTACTGTTGGCTCCATGACCTCCGTGGTCTGAATGATCCCCATGAGACGATCGACAACAGCGGCTGCCTTGTCAGCTCCGATCGGCCACCGCTGCTGAATTGCCTGCGTGACCAGACTGCAATCCCTACGGACCTCTGACGGCTCCACCAAAACTGCAGGGACTCCGCCCGACGCCCTTCGGCGTTCAGCGGCTGCGGTCCTGATTTCACCCCGTTCCCGCTGATACTCTGCCACCCTCTGATCCTTCCGGCGTTTTTTGCTCGCTTTCGAGGCCACCTTACACCCCCGGACCGTCAAACAAAACAAACCCAAACGAAGGG